ACGGGGGGGGGGGGGCACGGAGAAACCAGCCCGCTAGAGCCGCAATGTTCCGTATATGCCTTCCCATAGTTTCTCATACCCGTAAATATACATAAATCTTACGAATATGATACGAAAAACTTACGGTTTTTTGTCCGAGATGGCCACCAGGACCGCCGTCCCCACGATAATGAGCACCACCGAGGCGCAGAAGATGATGAACTCCGTCATGCCACCTCCTTGTACGAGATGTACAGTGCTATTGCCTCTTCCTGCTTCCAGTAGACGTTCGCCCGCCGGAACGCGAAGGACACCTGCTGGACGAGCAGGTCCGCCTGCCTATCCGTGAGCGTCGGCAGCCACATCTTCAGCGTGACCACGCCGTTCGCTACCTCGTGGCTCACGGGGGGCATGTCCCCCGTAACGTAGTTGGCGAGGATGCCCTCGAGGCGGTAGAGCAGCTTGCGCCCGTACCTATCCGTTGCGGGGACGCTCATCCTTGACTTCCTTGGGGAACTTGTTGAAGTTGATGCACGCCTTCACGCCATTTCCCGCGTTGCGGCAGTACTTGAACGAGTTGCAGTGCGGACAGATCCCGCCAATCTTGTTCTTCATAATCTAATTCTCCAGTTTCAAAATCTCTTTGGCGAGCCACTCGGCATGCGCAGGGTCGCCCAGCCCAACCGCTACCCAGTCGCCGACCTCGACCGCCCTGTAGTCGTCCATCGCGTACGTCTCGATACAGGCGAGCACTTGCTGCAGTAGCGTATGCTCGGTAGCCCGGACGAGGAACGAGCCGTTATCAAGCATTACGCAGATCCGCCTGTGCCACAATGTAATCATCTGTGCCCCCTAATGTAGTCAAATGCATCATATTTATTGTCGTAGGCCACGGGCTCGAATCCCGTGCCGTAATTCGTCCAGTAGTAATGCCACCACACGAGCCACCACTGGGGGACGTAGAGCATCTCGGCACCACGTTCCGAGGCCATCGCCTTGTAGATCACGCGCTTGAACCGCCTAGGCCAGGTCATAACTAGAGTCCTCCGCAGTAGTAGCCCAGGAGGAATGCCATAATCATCCCAAGGGCGTACAGTGCGATAAGGTTCAGTTTCAGGTCGTTAGTTACAATGGTCAGCGCGGGTACCTTGACCGCTTCCGCAGGCACGCTCACGGCAATACCCGCAAGTTCCCGGAGGGCCGCATAGATGTCCTTCTCGAAGTCCGGTTTATATTCCACGGGCACGTGTATCACATTCCCTTGAATAAAGTCCTCGTACATCTTGCCTTCTTCAAGTATGAAGGGCTTCTCGGTATCGTCCCCGATAAACACGGAGAAGGTTTCCCCGCAGTATATCCCCTTGAACGCCTGCACTTCCCATATGGACGGGGTGAAGGAAATCCGGCGATGTACGTGGGGCACTTTCAGGCGGGACGAAGCCATCCGGGTAGCATCGGACACCGCCCAGAACCGGCACGGGACGACACCGTCGTTGCCCATAAACCTGGCGGTCATACGGCGCGAAAGGCACTTGTAGTTCTCGTATATCATGTTGTCGCCGGTATCCTCGTAGAGCACACCAGCAATGGCCCTTCCCAAGTACGACCGGTTCGCCGACATGGGTACTACCCCTATGCGGTTCGGGAACATGTTGTCTTCAAGTTCCTCTCCCTTGCCGGGGAGCATGAGGGACTTGAAGTACGGAGAGTTATCGATAATGTCCAGGATGACATCGCAGATATGCGTATTTGCGACATCGTCGTTAGCCACATAGAAGTTGATGGAGATAGTAGACATTAAGCCATACTTCTCGTGCGGATTCCGTATCAGCGTGAACAGGTAGATATCGTACAGGAACCCGACAATGGACGCAAACGTACGTCCCGTGCCAAAAGCTCCCTCGAGACGCACCTCCACGTACGGGGAAATCGGGCCGTTGGGGTACACCTCCTGGAGTTTCTCCTTCCAGTATGGGTAGATGTCCTTGGCGAACTCCCCGAGATACTGCGGGTCCTCGACGAACGTCTTGATGTCCACCGGGGTGGACGTGAAGTCCGTTAGTTCTAAAGTTCTACTCATAGTTGTTCTCTTCGTGCCCACTCGGCAATGAGCAGGCCATCGCTATCCTTGTGCTTCTTGATAACTTCCTCCAGGTCGGGGAAGAGCCGCAGCCCGATGTCCATCGAGGCCTTCTTGAGTTCCGGCGCACCCTGTATGCCCGAGGGAAGCATCTTCTTCTGCCAGTCACGGGAGTCCACGTACATGTGCGGGATTCCCAGGTCTTCTATGACGCACAGCATCGCCTCTAAAGAACGGGCAGCAGAAATCGAGGCTTGAAAGCGCTGCGGGTTAATCATAGGGCGTTCGAGCACTGCAATCACGTCCTGCGGGGAGAACATGTCGCCCATTATGCCCACTATCCACTGCTTCAGTTTCACGTGGTCTATGCGGGAGATAATCTTCTTCGCCTTAGTGTAGCTCTGCTCCTTCAGGATAGGGGTCTCTATGAAGTGAGTCCCGCACTCTCCCACGCAGGCGAGCGTACCTGTCGTACCATTGTCGATGCCCCAGAATATCCTATGTGCCATGTATAAACCTCATATCCACAATATAGCAACACTACGGCGCTACCGAACTTGTTATTCGTGAACTACCCACCGTCTAAAGGCGATGTGCTTCGTGTTTTCGCTTCTACGGGTTCGCATGCATCCCTCCATCGCTGTCGGGTGCAGGGGCGAATCCCTCTGCGGAGGCTTGTTCCAAGCACTCAGCTCTCTTTGACGAGCCAATCATCAAGACTACACGGGCAGAATGAATATCCCTATCCATCTCGTAGCCGCAATCGCACTTATATATACGGTCGGCAAGAGTAGGATGGTTAAGAGTACCGCAGACGGGGCACAGCTTAGTTGTCGGTTCCCACTTGGAAATCTTGAAACTGCGACCGCTTGCCTCTAGGGCAACTAGCCGTTGCTTCAACGCACCAAGACACGAGGACTGTACTTGCTTGCCGAACAGCCCCCGTTGCCATCCTTTTATCTGCTCGTCTTGAAAGTATATGACATCATAGTCGGTCACCAACTTGTGGTAGATTTTATTGGCCATGTCCTTGCGGGCATTGGCAATATGCTCGTACTCACGCTTCAGTTGACGAAGACACTTGTAATACCGCTTCGACCCCTTTTCGTTCTTTTTCTTCCCCCGCTTGTTCAACTTGCGGGAGAGAAATTTCAGGCGGTCGGTTTCTCGCACATTACACTTGTATTTGTCGCCGTACGATGTCGTTATGGAATCCTTTATTCCGAAGTCGAGACCAACGTTACGGTTGGTAGGAATCCTCTTCTCCTTCGGTAGCATTACGCTAATCTTTACGTAGTAACCGGAAGCCTTGCGTATCAGCTTGGCATCCGCTATTTCAAATTGTTCAAACTGGTGTAACTGGTGTATCCCGTTCACCTTCAGCTTCCTGAAACCAGGAATTGTGATATGGCTTGCATCCAAAATCTTCGTGAACCCAGTAATGATGGGGATGCAGTTCACTACGCTCTTGAACTTCAACGCGCCGACCTTGATGCCCTTCTTCTTGGCCTTGGCAAGGTTTATAATGTCCGTCTTCTTCTGGGCCACCGTAGCCCTGTGGAGAACGGACGGTAGTGTAATGGTTGAAGTGACCGGGTTCTTGTCCTTGTCGTAGTGGACTACATCCTTGTGCTCGGTATACTTGTAGTTGAACAGTGTAGCGTCCTCACTCTTGTTTGACAAGGCCAGCATGTCGTTGACTACCCATTTCGCTTCCTTGAAGCACTGCGCTAGCTTATTGAACGTCTCTTTAGGGTTGTGCCGTATGGAAACCTTGAGTTCAAATACACGGCATACCTGCGACTTGCGCTTTTCCCGCGTTGCCGCCAATCCTTCACGGATTCTTGCCTTCGTACTTTCGCTTCTTACGGATTCCATAGTTTTGACCTAAATAAGTAATTTCATCGTCTAGGTTAAAATATATACAATATTTTAGCGGAATGGCGTAAATTATTATTTACGGACAGGGCCGACCTAAATACCGACCTAAAGAGTTCCCCCTCGACTTGCGTCTTGGGGCGGTATCTTGCGGTCGGCGTTTTTGTCACGGGACATTTCAAGTATCTTTATTCTCATGCTAAAGCCCTCACTATCCTCTTGTACACCTGTGCCGTGGCTATCGACCGCTTCAGGCAGTATTCCCCGATGCGGTCGGTCGCCCCGATCCGGAACAGCCCGCTGATGAGCGTGCCGTCTATGGACTCGTTCGGGTCGTCGAGGCCGAGCATCAGGCACGAGGCGCGGAGCGACATGCTGTTGCCCCCGAACTTCATCAGTTCCATGGTATCCTTGTGCGGCACCTCCCACGGCTTCATCCCCGCCACGTCCAGGGCGGGGGGAATGTAGGAAAGCACCGCGAGGTAGCGCTTGGCCATCCACGGCAGGATGAACGACTTGAGGGCGTGACCGATAAGCGTGACTCCGGGCTGGTCCAAGTAGTCCAAAAGCCCCTCCAGTATCTGCCTTTCCTCCTCTACGTCCTTCGCGACGTAGTTAGCAGTTTCCCCGGAGTCCACGTCGATAAGGGACACGGCGCAGAGTTGGCCGAACTCGGGGTATAGCGCGGCGGTGTCCTCCAGGTCGTCCCCCTCCTTTCCGGGGTTCCTGCGGGAAGCCCATGCGGGGAACCAGGTGTCCATGATGCCCTTCCTCGGGGCGGTCTCGATTGCTATGGCGATATTTTTCATCTTTCCTCGTCCCATCCCACACCGATATCCCAGTGCGGGTCGTATATAAATTGTGTCTTTTCTTCCGGGAGGTCGAACTCGTTCAGTATGGACTCCCGTGCTTCGGGGTAGTCCTCGAGCCATTTCCCGTGCATCACGCGGAACGTGCCGTCCTCGAGCCCGAACACCTGCCCGTAGGCAATGCGGGAGTAGTCCGAGATATCGGCAAATTCCTTCGGCAACTTGTTCTTTTTCTGCAAGTGTACCCAGTAGTCCGGGTGGCTATGCCTGCTCGTATTTGCCTTCTGCGAGAAGAACTCGGTATCCTTGAACGGAATATCCGAATAATAACTATATTCCACGCCGAAGCACTTATAGCCGAGAGCATACCAGAATATACCTACCCTAGGAGGTATTTCCTTATCATCAAGGTGACGTGCCATCATCTCCATAAAGCCATTGACAAGGTTGTTCTCTCGTAGTCTAAACTTAGCCGGCATAAACAAAAAATCTCCGTGCATAAATATAATTTATTACACACGGAGGTAAACATTATTTTTTACTTACTTTAGTTTGCCTTCTGGTTCAGCGGGAGGTTCGCGGGCACGTTGGACACGGCCAGCACTTGCCGGAACAGCTTTTTGTTCTCGCTCGTGAGTTGCATGTTCTCGGCCACGATGTTCGGCATGGCGCTAGCGCACACCAACAGTTCCACGATGGCATCCTGCGAGAGTTTCCCGCTCTCTATAGCCTCGCGTACTCTCTTGTACGCCTCCTCGGGCTTCAGTTCCTCGCTAGCGGGCAGGATCTCGCACAGCAGGTCGAACGAGTTGGTCGGTTCGGTTTTCTTCTTTGTTCTAGGCATGTTTCTTCCTTTTCGGCAGTTGTTGAAATTCCTCGTACGTCGGGTGGTCTTCCTTCCCCAGCCCGAGCTTGTTCTTG